CTTTTCCGGCAGCTGCGCCTTCACTGTCACTGTCACTGTCACTGCCACTGTCACTGCCACTGCCAGGTAATATTCCAATATCATGTATTGTCATCTCTCGTTCTAGCAATTCCTTTTTCAGTAATAGTTTATTGAACTCCTTACTAAATGGGTTATTGAGTTCTTCTGGTTTAAGGCGTCGCCGCCCTTCTTCGAGGTCTTTCTTCATTCGTTCGATAATCACTCGGGGTGTGATCACCGGGGCAGCAGCAGCGCCAGCGCCAGGTTTCAATTTCATAGCGCGTAATATCTTTTTCTTTGGCGGCGGCGCCTCGATCGGTCCAGGAGGCGTCACTGCAAGCGCAGCAGCAGCCACCGACGCCACTGACATTTCCATCGGGACATTTTTTTCATTTTCATCGATACCTCCTTCAATACCAGGAGGCGATGGTGCGACTGACGCGACCGGTCGTTTAAATGGAATAGATGAACGAACCTTTAAACCCGATAATTGAGTCGGAACTAATACGGGACCGGCAGGTCCATCGCCATTGCCATTGCCATTGCCATCGCCATTGCCATTGCCATCGATACCCTGATTTTCCATTATTAGTATTGAATCAGTTATCCTTTATATAACTATACGAAATAAAAAGGATAAATACAGTCGAAATTTGTATTTCAAAAAATTCTATAGCGGGACAATATGTTATTGACTTTACGAACAATACCGATTTTTTCTAAATTATAAGGTCTTATTGCTTGAACACATTCATCAAATGTCATCCATTTCATGAGACCAACTTCCATAATGTCGTGCGCCTTTTTCGGTTTCTTATCTAAATCGACCATTGCAAGGAAATATTTCTGTTTATAACATTTCATATCCGACCCCATAAATATCTCTTCAAATGGCGCAATATTTTGGATAACATTTTCAGTAGTGATATCATATCCAGTCTCTTCTAGACACTCTCTCAGCGCACATGGCAGATCTTTTTCATTATAATTTCTTCGCCCCTTTGGAAACCCCCATTCCGTCTCGTTCCACCGTGTAGTAGATTCGTCGATGAATTGCTGGAGCGTTTTTATATGCCCATCTTTCGTGCGAATCCCACTAAGCACATGCCGGTATTTTTCATACGAGACATGTTCTTCATTTTTATATTGACTGCCGCGTGTATACTCTCCCCATAACAAACGCCATAACTGTTCAAAAGTAAGACGCATTAGGTTTGACTTCTCGACGATTGTCATTTCGTCGATAATGCGCTGGATATACGCCTCGTCATTTAATGAATACTTACCACGAATGAAATCTACAAACCCGAATGAGTCGCGGCGGCGGATCATAAGAAATTCGGGTCCTGTTTCCCCACATCGAAATGCAATCACACCAATACTTGTAATCGGCGCGCGGCAGTTATTATAGACATGATTATTCCGATTACAGTTATTACAGAAATATTTGTTGGCGTCATTTGCGCCGCCGCCACCACCGCCAATGTCCCCTCCTCCTACGCCGCCTCCTACGCCGCCTCCTATACCACCCCCAGTTTGTCTACTTTGCCGTAACTGAATTATTTCTGAATAAGATAATGCGGATTTAGGGTTGTTTATTTTTTTTGAGTGACATTGCAATTCACGCACCACCACTGAAGAATTTACTTCATCATGTGTATTTTTTATTTCATGATCCATTTTGACTTATCGTATTTATGTCATTGTTTTTATGTCATTTCATAGTAAGCAATGCTAAAACTTGATGCGAAGATATGGGGACCGCATTATTGGTTTGTTTTAATGACGTCTGCTGTCAACTATCCGGATCATGTGAACGACATTGTGCGTAAAAAATACTATGACTTCATTCAGAATTTCTCTATGCTTATTCCAGATCCCGAAATGTCGGCCGAATTCGATCGCATGTTAGACAAATACCCTGTTCGACCTTATTTGGACAGTCGCGATTCGTATATTCGATGGGTTCATTTTATTCATAATCGATATAATGTCATCTTGATGAAGGATGAACTTCCGCTACATGACGCACTCGAGAAATATTATCTTCACTACCGACCGAAACCAATTCAAATCATGGAAGAATTGAAGTATCGAGAGAAATTAGTGTATTTGTTAATGATGATTGGACTAGGTTATGCAGCGTATTATTACCATAACCGGTAATATACCGGCAAAATAATCCATACTATATATAACCAATACATACATACATACAAACCAAGACACAATATGATAAAGACGGAATACATTGTGTTTATTATTACTGCAATTCTAATTGCAAATACATATTATGACGGTCAAATGATCAAGTTATTTCAAAGCAACCAAAAATGGATTAAAATGGCGACATTTGGATTCATCGGATTGTCGCTTTTTATGTTCTTGCGCCGTAATCCTGAAAACTCTAGGCAATTATTATATCACGCCAATGATATTATTAAGTATATGCCGATAAGCAAGGGTACTGCAGATATGATAACGCCGTTTTTCGATATGACGGGTCGAACACCTCCCAATGTCGGCGGGGCGATGGGCGGCGGGGCGATGGGCGGCGGGGCGATGGGCGGCGGGGCGATGGCCGGTGCGACGAGCGGCGCGATGATGAGCACAATAGGATTAAATACCGCGCAACCTATCAGCGCTGCCGAGAGACGGGTTCTCAACTCCGGCAAAGGGTCTAGCAAACGCAGCGTTAGTGAAACCAAGAAAAAATATGTTGCCGCGCAACAAGGATGGAAGTGTGGAGACTGCCAGCGCCAATTACCTGCGTGGTTCGAAGTTGATCATGTGATAGCTTTAGAACATGGCGGATCCAACCATGTAGATAATTTAGTGGCGTTATGTCGGGATTGTCATGGAAAAAAGACGGCAATGACGTTCTTATAGAAAACAGCGTAACTCTTATTCGCATTATTATATCTTATAATTATAACTGTGTGGTTGGTTATCATTATAAATATTAATGGAGGCACCAATTGAACAATCAACCTCCTTATCAAAATTAATAGACTTATTACCATTGATTATTATTTCAGTAATCGTTTTGATTGGATTTTTTACATGGGAAATCTTCACCAAACATCTAGAACCATTTATATTGTTGATAACTAGTATATTATTTGCAATATGGTTGTATTCCGGGGATATTCGTTCTTATGTGGATTGGAAAGAGAAAAACGACAAAGGCGGTGACCCTTTTTTTACTGGACCAATAGCGCCTCCGCCTGAAATATCAAACACAATGATTATAATTATTGTTGTTTGTGTTGTAGTGTTGGGGATCGGTTTAACTGTTGGTATTTCGAGTTATCAAATTGGTAATAAAATCGGTAGTGCATCAAAACATGATAATATTTTAAGTTATATTGGATATGGATTTCTTGGTTTTGGTGGGATTACATTATTATCTCTTGTATGGCAAGCATTTAAAGGAGAATCAAATGGTTCAAACACCGGAGAATCAACAATTGGTTCAAACACCTTTAAGATCATTAGTGGTTTACTTTTATCAGTAGTTGGTATATTCTTGATTGTGAGATTCTCTATTATAGGCGCTAGTATAGGTCTCAAATCTGTAGAGAAAGACCAAGTAAATGATTCTTCTACAAAAGAAAATTCACTATCCATTGCAAATACTGTTTTGAATTCAGGATTAATAATGCAGGTATGCGCAATACTAGCCGGATTGTATATGATGTACCGATTCAAATTGTTTCATCCCGTCGCCGGCGATGGGAGCAACGTAATTACTGCAAATATTAAATATGTTCCATTCGTAATTTCGTTAATAGTTGGTATCATTTTCTTCGCAAGAACTGGAACTGATGATGATAATAAAAATACGTATGTAGCGCACGGAATCGTCTATATGGTTCTTGCTGTTATAACTCTCTTCATGGCGTTAGGGAATTTAAGCAAATTCATGTTATTCAAAGGAACTGGATTGGTCTTGGCAGTTGGACTTATTGGCGTCATTATTTTGAATTTCGTCACATTGAATGAAAAATCGAATTTTGATTTAACCAAAGATGACGCAAATAACGGAAACGCCTATTATCAACAAGTAAAAGCGGAAGTTACAAAGGAATTACAAAAATCAGGTAAACCGGAGGATATCACGGATGCAAAAATTAATGAAAAAATGCAGCAACGAATGAATGAACTCAATAATTCAAACGACAAACCGGTGAAGGATATCAATAATACTTTGCTCAGTTTTGCGTTGGTGATTACAATAGTTATCGGGTTGTTTTACGCTGCAAAAATGAAAATTGCGGAATGTCAGATGTTACCTGCCAAGATACATAATATTTTTGTGGGTGAGTGTAACAACACTGATGATTTCAAAGTCAATAGTAAATTGTCAAGTGAATTAAACTCAAAATCGGAAAATATCGAAAACATAACTGGGGAAAAGTGGGATGAAATAATAGAGTCGAATGAGGCGACGAGTGATACAGATAAATTCAGTGAATTCGCAGTGAAACTTGCCCGATCGTCACGTTGGATCCCTTTCTTCACCATCATACTTGTCATTCTATGTGTGTCCATGCTATTCACAAAAGTAACTACATCAGAAGCAACGATGGAGTGGATTGCAAAATCGTTTCGCGGTGATATGTTCCCGAAAGTAAAAGAACTCCTTGATACATTTTTCATCGTATTTATCGTCGGTCTCGTATTATGCGCAATATTATTACTGCCAATGGTTCAAGAACCCGGTAGTCGAGGACTCGATGTAATCACGAAATTTATCGATTCTATTCAGGTGTGGCAGTATAAAGAAAATACGAAACCGGAGATCTCTAATTGGGTTGCTGGAATTGTAGGGTTTATAGTTGTGGCCGTGGTCGGGTTATCATGGATGTGGACAAATCTATCACAAAATACGCCTCTTCCAGATAACTGGGGGGTGATCCTTGTTGCAGTTTTACTTTTTGCGGTTTGTTGCGTTCCTGCATTTTTTCATTCATGGGGAGGAGAACTACATTCCGACTTCGAAAAAGACGGTGTATTTGTGCGCATTTTACGACTCTTCTTTACTTCAGCATACTTGGTTCCGTTATTGTTATTATCTGTATTCAAACTTGCGTTGTTTTTTATTCCATGGTTTATTGGACGTCAATTCGAGAAACCTGAACTGAAAAAACAATTCGAAGATGAGATGACAAAATGGAATTTTACAAAATGGAAAGCTGCTGACGACGATAAGGTGAGAGGAACCGATCTTCGTTTGTTTGGTCTAGGTAAAATACCGATACCGGCCGATGTAGTTACATCGAAGAGTGCAGTCACGACAGTTACCTCGGCGCCAAAGGATCCTGCGGCTGCTGCTGCTCCTGATGATACCGCAGCAGCGTCAGAATCAGTTGATCAAACCAAAGTGAATGCAGTAGGAAAACTCTTCAAGGTCATCTTCATTGTCATCGCATTCGTGGTTTTGATATTGACAATTATTTATACCGTATACAAAATTGACGCAGACATCAAACAACCCGGAGCAGATGCGTCAAATTATGAAGATATTACTCAAAAATTGAGTAGTCCAACCGCATATACAATGTACGCCATTATCGGAATCGTCGGGATTGCCGGTCTTGTTGCCTATCTCCGAGAGAAATTTAAAACGGCGAACCAAAAAAATCCAGAGGACTATCTTTTTGATGACTTTAAACCGGAAGACTCGAATAATCCAATGCGCCAACTCACATTCGGAATGACACATATTATCTATATCGTATTGATGATTGTTGTTTGGATATATGACACCGAGAAAGATGACAAGAATCGGATGTCTGTAACTGGAATGACAGTATTGGGTATTCTGATATTATTCTTTCATTACATCTTAGAATTCGTGGATAATAAATTACCACAAAAACTTGGTAGTGGATCATCAGGCGAAAATACAGAAGGAAATAATGCCCCAAGTCTTTTATCGAACATACGTTTTATTATCAATACTGTATTTTTAATTGTATTAAGTGTTCTCGCCTATTACAAACAGCATGGTGTCATGGTGGCGCTCATTGTGATCATGTTCATATTCCATCTAACAAAATCGATTCTCGGTGTGAAACTATTGAAATTATTGTGGGCGTGCATCATTTATATCCCATGTCTCTTCTTAGATCTTGTTCAAAATTTTCAAGGCACTGTTGGAGATACGAGTCGCACAATTTGGATCATTGTCGCAATCGAATTACTGCTTATCGCTATTTTATACGGCGGACCTTACCTACTGAATTATATTGGTGCTTCATCGTCGCAAATGGTTGGGGCTCCTATATCCATCAAACAGAAGTATGATACAAATCTCACGACGCAAAGTAAGGAGATTTTCATATACCATAATACAAGGATTGACCGAACACCAGAAGACGCAGCAGCCAACTGCCCTCCTGAAGAGAAAAAGAGATTCAATTATGGAATTTCTGGGTGGTTTTTCTTAAACAATAATGTAACAACTGCATCCAGTGATTTAGAAATATTCAATTTTGGAGATGTTCCGAAAATGACATATAATCCATCCAAAAATGAACTGAAGATCTTTTGTAATACACTTGATACGAAACAAGGCGGTAACGCTGGTAATGTTACAAAAATCGAAGAAATCTATAATTCTAGGTCAAATAATAATGCGATGGTTATAGCGCAACGATCATCCGAAGAAAAGAAGACGGCAGTGCAGATGACAATAGAAGGTGAAGAGTTGGACGCAGATATTCCTCTTCAAAGATGGAACTATTTTGTCATCAATTATGACGGAAAAAATATGGACTTTTTCATCAATAATAAATTGATATTCAAGAGTAACTTCATTATGCCAGATATTCAATTGAAATCTATCACAATTGGAGATACGAATAATAACCAAGGATTAAACGGACGTATTTGCAATTTCGCGTTCCACAAAATCCCTCTTACAAAAGAACAGATACGATGGACCTATAATATGTTGAAAACACAGGATCCGCCTATGATTGGCGGAATGAAGACAGTGGAAGATGAAGTCAAATCAACTGGTTCAACAACTGTATATTCGCGATAGGACGTTCCTATTTACGCTAGGTATTATTATATCTATAATATTTATACGAATAATTATTATATATAAATGAATTCCAAACTCGTTCTCGCAGTCATCGTAATTCTTCTATTGTTATATGTTATTTTCAAGGCGTTGACAACTACGTATACAAGTTTAGGAACTATGCAAAAATGGGGCAATGCATCCACATTACAGGGTTCCAATTTACCGAGTAGTTTTAAGGCGAATAGCGCAATTTCAATTTGGTTTTACATCAAGAAGTGGGTTGATGGAACCAAGGTCATTGAATTCCAAAAGAATACAGAGACAATCTTCCAAATCAGGTTCAAATCCGGCACAAACATCATCCAGATTTTGCCAAGATCAGGAACACCTAACTCTGATTTAGATTGCGAGATTTCCGATTTTCCTCTGCAAAAATGGGTGAACCTCATTGTTAGTTTCAACGGGTCAGCCATGGATGTTTATGTAGATGGTAAGTTGGTAAAATCATGTGTTGTAAATTTAGGATCAAAACTCAATGAAACAACTACGATTATTTTAGGCGACGCTGCCCGAATGTCAGATGATATTGGTTTCATCACCAATGTTAAACTGAAGGCCGATCCGATCGCGCCCCAAGAAGCCTGGGATATTTATGCACAAGGATTCGGTGGAAGTCCTTGGAGTGATCTTCTCAATAAATACAAGGTCAAATTGAGTTTCATTGTAGATAATCAGGAACAGGCTAGCGTTAGCACATAATTAAATTCGAAGACAGTCTGTAGACAATGTATTTATATTCCATGAATACATTGTTTTTTTATTAGTTATATATAGTAATAAATATAAAAAGGTATCTATAAATAATGAGTGACGGTAGCGGTAGCAGCGGTAGTGGAAGCAGTGGAAGCAGTGGAAGCAGCGGAAGCAGCGGAAGCAGCGGAAGCAGTGGAAGCGATGGTAGCGGGTTTTTAAGTAATATAACTTCTAGTTTTTCAAAACCAAGCGATGCAGGTCTTTCTTCGTCGGGAAGTGGCGGATTTGGATTAAAAGAATTTATGGAATCTAATAGCCTCGTTGCAAAATTTGCTTTTGTTTTGATGGTCTTTATCGTCTTAACTGTTTCGATCAAACTGGCAATCATCGGTGTATCGTATCTCTTGCTTCCATCGTTGTCACCATTTGTATTGGATGGCACATATAATACTGAAAATGGTGTAAAATATATTGCACAAGACCCTGCTAAAAAAGATTCAATTATTGTTTCTCGATCGATGAATGAAGATGGTGGTTTAGAATATACATGGTCAACATGGTTTTTGATTAATGAGGTCCCATCTCAAAAAGATATATACTCAAGAATATTTAGCAAAGGTGGGCAAGGAACCAAATCAAGTATTGATGGTATATATTTACCCAACAATGCACCAGGATTGTATATCAAATTTTCAAATGACACTACTGTGACAAATCCAGATAGAAAAGACAAAGGTGTCAATCTTACATTACTTGCCATTGTCGATGTTAGTGGTAAAAATAACAGTTCTGATAAGAAGAATAATTTACACGAGAAACTGATTACAACCGATATTCCTATGAAAAAATGGGTGAACGCGGTTATTCGTGTTACAAATAACGTGATCGATTTGTATATAAATGGTCGCCTGGCGCAGCGTCGCAAAACAGTCGGTATACCGCTTCAAAATTATGGAAAAATAAACATTGGTGAAAGTAAAGCTGCCAATCGATTTAATGGATATATATCTACTATTCAGTATTTCAATTATTCCATCGGGTCGAATAAAATCAAGAGCATTCTGGATGAAGGTCCGAATATGAAGACGGTTACCAATACAGGGGAAGACACGAACAATCCAAAGAATTTG